GCTTTAACCAAACCCATGTAATTCATAAGAATGTTTTCTTCTTCGTCGGTATCTAGTGTAGAGATATAGACCTTGCCTTTTTTACGGGCTACTGGAATTCCAGCTACGATACCCTTTTTAGGGTCACTATTCCACGCCATCAGGCGAAAAATGTCTTCAGCATCAAAGTTAATGTCTGAGTCAATAAACATGAGGTCAGTGCAGTCTGAGTCTAAGAAGTCTTTAGCAATTAAGTTTCGTACACGAGACACCACGGAGCACCCAGAAATATTGCAGATCTGAATATCTACCCCATGTTGCGTTGCACGAACGCAAAAAGAAGCTAGCGATATGGCTAGCTTTGCAGTTACTTTAAAGTCGTAAGTTGGAAGACCTAACATAATCTTCCGCCCTACTAAATCATATGAACCCTGCGCTTGAGTCGTTTCTGACATTTGTTATCCGTAATAAATATTTACTGCGACTAAGTTACTGATATACGCATAAACACCAGTTACAGCTTTTACACCCTCACCAGGAATAAACAAAGCATTATTGTAAGTATCGCTGGCGGCAACATCATAAGACATTAACCAATTGCCTGTGGAATAAACCATTGCAGCACCCGCAGTAATTGTTCCGCTATTAATATCTGTAACGGTAAAGGAGTTGGCATTTACAACGGTTACAACGTAATTACCATTAGTAGCCGTTCCTTCTGAACCAGCAGCAAAATCTATCCCAATTACTTGTCCAGTGGTTAACCCATGAGTTGTTTTTGTAACAGTAATAAGGGTTCCAGCACGACCATAAGTAGCCGTTACAGGAGCAGTCACGGTATCAAATAAAGCTACATAACCCGCAGAAGTGCTTCCAGTAAAAGAAATACCTTTAATGCGTGTACCGTAAGGCACCATAATGCCACTGCCATTTATATGCGCTTGTTTTACGTCATATTGCATCGTCATAATTAATCTCCTAAGTTGAAAGAAAGGTAGGGTAAACCCCTACCTAACCAGATTAATTTTGTTGACCAGTAGGACGTTGGCTGCCATCAGAGTTACGAACAGCATAGGTAACAATAATTGTTGCTGCACCTGTAGTTAATGAAGTGCCTGTTAGTGTGTATGCAATCAACACGTCAGAAGAACCAACATTTAACCAGCCGCCAGGAGTAGTAGCATTAGCACCCAAAGCTACGGAGCCTACGTTAGTAATGGTACCAGTGGTAGTAAAGTCAGTACCGCCAATGTTTAATTTGCAAGTAGCAGCTGCATCAAAAACAGTTGTAGTAACAACTTTAACGTCCACGATTTGTGAACCAGCTGGAACAGCAATCAAGTTGCCAGTTAATGTGCCAAATACAACATTACCAGATTGAGAAACAACAGTGCAACCTGTGTTAGCTAAAGTTGTTGCAGTCGTGCCAGTTGTGTAGCGATTTGTGCCTAATAGCCAAGGGCCTAGGTGAGTAGCGAATCCCATGAGGATCTCCTATATACAAGTTAAGCCTATAAGTCGGTATATCGTCTGCTGGGGCAGTCAAATAGGCTGGATTTACCCAGATGTTTTAATAATACTACTTTTTTAACTTTGTGCAACATTTATAAAGAAAAAACCCCGCTTTTTGGGCGGGGTCTTAGCTTATTTACTTTCGCTTATAAACTTATTCATTTCCGCAGCTCGATCAAGAATATCTTGGAAGGAGGGAAACTTAGGGGGATCGCCAACTTTACCCATTAAATCCCAAAGGTGCATTGTGGCGTGAAACTGCCCCTCTAGCATGCTTTTAGCGGACTCAAGTAACTGATAGCGTAGTTCAAATGGATTCATAATAAAACTCCTGTGTGTTGTGTGTATGAGCAAAAGCGCTCAGAAGTAGTATATCACAAGTAAAAACCCCGCTTTTTGGGCGGGGTCTTAGTAAAGCCCAAATGCTAATTAAGCACCTGGTGATCCCCACATTCCGAGTGGATCAGACCAACCGAATGAATAACGCTCACGAGACTTGTAACGAACGTTACCAGTATCGAAATCACCATCCATACCAGTGCTCAAAGGAGTACGAACAAAATGTTTCATACCATTTGGAACATCAGTTGTTAAGAAGTAACCATTGGTATCGGTCAGGTAGTTATTAACTGTATAACCATCTGGAATCGAACCATTGTTTACGATAGCATTGATGTCATTATCGGTTGTACCAACACGCAATTGAGTTTCAAGCAAACGAGTTGCAACGAACTGTAGTGCAGGTGGAACTACCAATTTCTTAGGTTTAGCAGCAATTAACAAACCACGCTCATCAGTCCAAGCAGCGATCTGAATAACGGCAGCTTCCAAAGAAGTCTCGTTTAAGTCAGCAGCTGTAGCCTGAGTGTTGCTGTTTGTACCGCCAGATACCAATGGGTGAGCAGTGCTGAACAAAGGAACGCCATCACCACCGTAATAAGCGGCAGAGTTAGTAAATCCATTGTTTAATACAGCAGCGGCTTTAACCTGTTTGGTATAAGCCATAGCACGAGCCAAAGCCTTTGTATAGCGAGCTGATAAAGAATCGTAGAGGTTATCTTCGATTGCTTCTTCAGTCAAGCTAAAGCCAAGGGCAATAGTTTCGTGGTTGTAACGTGCTGTGAAAGCCTCTTGAGCATTGTCGTAACGAATAGCGGAGCCTTCGTTTTTGACAGGTGCAGCGGAGAAGCCAGACAGTTTTGTTTCTTCTTCAAACGAACGTTCAGAGGTCTCAGTATTGTAGATCTCTTTGTGTTGTTCACCATACGTTGCATACTCAAGTCCGAACAAAGCGTTCAATCCTGGGAGCAACTCTTTCAGTAGTTGTGCGCGTGAAATAGCCATTTATAGCTCCTATTAAGCTGCAGTAGCTACACCAGTAGCGCTGTAGTAAGTATGGATACCAAAGTTAAATTTAACAATAACTTCAGTATAAGAACCCGATGCATTAACTGTCTCTGGAATTACGTCAACAATACGCATTGGTAATGTTGAAGTACTAGCTGTAGTAGCTGAAACAGATGCTAAAGAGTCGCCTGTGGTTGTGCTACCAGTGGTCAAAATTAAAGCTGTATTTAGACCAACTGCTGCGCGTGTTACGCCAGACATTGTTGATGTGCCAGCAGCGGTAACCGCAACTTTGAACAATGCATCTGGATCATCCAATACAAAAGCTTGGATGTCAGTAGCGTTTGTGCTAGCTGGGTAATACTGTTGTTGCAACAATTGTTTAGTTGTTGGGTTTGTGAACTGACAACCCAAGAAAATACCAACTGCGTCGGTTGCGGTAGCTGTGGTTGAAACTTTGCTTAGAGTGCCACCAGTGTTTAAACGCACGACATCACCGTAAAAAATTGATGTGCCAGAGTTTTGAGCAATGGGGATTAAGCGAGTTGAACCAGCAAATACCTGACCACCGATCAAATTGATCGGTTGAAACCCGTAAGGGCCTGAAACGGTAGGATAAGCCATTTATAACTCCTAATTAAATTTAATTACCTTTGCCAAAACTTACCGTGGATTTTTTCTCGTTAAAGAGAGGCATCCTTGGGTCATTTTGGCGCATAAGATTATTGTCTACAGCATCCATCTGATTTTCGGCTTGAACTTGATAATGGTTATTACGTTGTTCAACGAATTCTTCTGGAGTTTTGCAAAGCAACAATCCGCCAATCTCAATGTTGTCTTTAAAACGACTATTGGGGTCAATTAATAGTTGAAACTTAGGTTGTTCCTCAGCCCTAACAGGTTCCCATCCTTCTCTGAGTTTGGCAGAGAGATTGCGGGGATCCGCACTATTCAAAGTAGATACTCTAATCCAACGATATGCAAAACCTGCTTGCTTATCTGGTTCTGGCAACAACTCTGGTGGTTTCCATGCCTCTGGACGCACTGATTGTTGACGAGTTTCTATTTCACGAGGTTTTCTATTTTCAGCCATTTTTGGACTCCAATTTTGTAAGTTCACGAGCGTATTGCTCTGGGGTTAGATTGAATTTCTTTGCCAGTTGTAACTGCGTTGGCGTAAGTCTGACTTTTTTTGGAGAGGTAGACCTAGTGGCTGGCGCAACTACTGTGCTCGGTTTACTAGTTTTCGCAGAGGGTTTGGCCTCTACCTCGAAAGAGTCTTTGGTCTCTTCGGAAATCCCAAATTTCTCTGGGAATCTTTGACGTATTTCTTTGTCAATAACGCCATAATAATGATCGGAGCCTATTGCAACTCCTTCACGCTCAAGGCGTCTATGAATTCCCATAGCTAGGAAACTCATATCATCATCACTCCCATACCAGCTGTTTTTGTCCAGCCACGCTTGGGTTTTTGAGTCCAAACGTTGGGGTTGTTGTATTTGTACCTCATTTTCCTGAGATTGTAAAGCTTCTTGTGAAAATTCAGGCCTATACCTTTCTAATTCCTGAGATTTAATTTTAGCTTCAGTTAACTTTTCTTGAGCATTTACTAAAAGCTCAGAATCGCCAGAGTCATAAGCTTCTCTGTAAGACCGTTTAGCATCCTCTAGTTCGCGGCTTATATTTTGTTTATAGCTTGAAACTAAACTTTGCTCACCAGTGGTTAACCTGTTCTTAAGTTTTTTGTTTTCTTCAAGGATTTTAGTAGCAAAATCAATAGCTTCTTGACGTTCCTTATCTGCAGCGTCTTTAGCTCTACGTTCATCGTGGTAGACCTTTTTCATCTGGATTAACTTCTTTTTTACCTCTCCAGAAAACTCTTCTAGGTCATCGTTATCGAGTTCTTCAACAATTTCCTTGGGCATAGGTTCTGCATTTACCTTGTCCTCTACTGGTGTATCGTCTATAACCTCAATTTCAATAGGCTCTAACTCCTCTACTTCTGGAGCTTTATTTTCTAATTCATCTGGGAATTTATATTCCGTCATTTCCATATCTGGCATTATTTTCTCCTTATGCTCTGGTTATGCCACGGGGATCTTGGACTATTCCTTCTACAGAATCGTCATTAATGATCCTAAATTCTCGTCCGTGGATCTTTAATCGTGTGCCAGAGTTTGGTCTGGCTAGAATAAAGTCACCTTCTTTACACCATGGGCCAGTTGGGAACCTTGTGCTGTCTTTATAACAGTCAGGACCCATCTTTACCACAAAGAATACGGTAGAAAGTAGCTCTTCCGTGTGCATAACGGAATCAGCTTTGATGATTCCGCTTTCATATTCCTTCTCTTGCTCTGGAATAGCTACCAAAATACGGTATCCAGAAGGCTCAGGAAGGACTTTTGCCTTTTCTTCGTTACTTGCACTAATGTTTACTGCGCCTACAACTTGTGGCTGATTGGGATTTGAGCCAATCAGTATCGTTGTATCACTCATCCGAGTTCTCCATTCTTTTTTTGAGGTCTGTAATGGTTAAACATGCAGACTCAAGACCTCTAATTTGTCCACATGCGTACTTATATTCCTCAAAATTGGTGCAATTTCCCGCTGAAACAGCTTTTTGGAGCATGTCTATGCGTTCTTTGTACTCTCTTAAGAGGTAATCTAAATTTTGATCCACTATCTTTTCCCTGTTTGAGGTTTATTGGCGGCTACAACTGCTTGCATAGTCTTAAGTTCTAGCTCTTGCTGGTCTTTTTGTTGTTTGGACATCAGACTGGCTTGGGCTATACGCTCTTGTGAAGCGATTCTTTCCCGTTCTACCTCCAATCGAGCAGCGGCTTCTGCTGCATCGGATTGGTCTTTCAATGCTTTACGCTGTTCTTCCTGCTCTTTAAGCTGAAGTTCTTTAGCTTGCATTTGAATCACTGGATCTTGGGATGCTTGCTGGGCTTGCTGTGCAGCCACTTCAGTTTTGTTGCGATTTAGCAACATATCAGAAGCTTGGGCTGCCAACTGAGATATTTGTACTTCCATATCTTTTGGCATACCTTCTTCGCTTTCTTCTTCTCCAGTAGGCAATGGAACACCCATCATTTCTTCCATCTGTTTGCGGTATTCAAATGCTAAATGCTGTTGAATATGTGCCATAGCTGCTGCACTAATGGCTTGAGCTTGTGGGTTTTGCCCAACTAAAGCCGCCAGTTTTGGATCTTGCATGGCGTTCATGTGCACTTTAATGTGTGATTCATGGTCTTGGTATATAAAAGCCTTGACGGGTTTCATATTCAAGATGTTCATATTTTCCGTTACAGGATCTTCTGGCATCTGGTCATCTTCAATCTTTACCAGCTTCTTAGCGTTCTTAATACCCAATACTTCTAACATTTGGCGGTGCAATTGCCCCATGTCATACAGTTGCGGAGCTTGTTGAGCCAACTGAAGAACGGCTTGATATTGGATAATCTTTTGTGCCATGGTTGCAGCATTTGGATCACTAACAGGAATTACGTCACAGTTGTCGTAATCTTCTTGTTTAGCAAAACGAGTGCCACTGTCAGGTGTGTAACTGTACTGGTCAGGCGTGTAGTCACGAATGATGTCTTTTAAGAGCTTTAACTCTTGTTTCATCGAATAGTGAACACGAGCCTGAACCGCGGACATCACTTTGAGGGTACGCTCTAAGATTGCCAGAGTAGTACCTACTGGAGTATTTGCTGACATATCAGCAATCTTCATATCTGATGCCGAGGCAAATCTACGTCCTTCTTCTACGATTGTGCCAAGCAAGCTATAGAGGACTTGTGAGGGTTCCTTATATGGTAATGGCAGAATGTTGTCTTTTAGAACCCCACTTGGTACATCAACATCTCTAAATTCTCCAGGACTGATCGGGGTGTCATCGCCCTTGATTCGCAGTCCACGGGCTTTAAAGCCACCTGGCAAGTTGCTAAGTGTTCCAGCATCAACGAGCTGTCTAATAATAGAAGTTCCAGACTTTGCAAAGGCGCCCACAAGATGAATGAGGCCAAAACAATAAAAGCCAAAGCCAGGCACATAGCCGTAATGAACGAAATGATTGCGTTTTTGTTTAGTTTCATCTTCAGGTCTCCAGTTTCTACGGATTGCTAAGACTGTTTGACTACCTTTTTCTACAGTAACAATGTAAGGAAGAGCAATACCAGTTGGTTCGCCATCCTCATCCTCATCTTCAAAACCTTCAATATCAAGGCTTACTTGAATTTCTAATAACTTATAGCGGTCATCGGAAGTTGCTTGGAACCCCATTTTTTCCGCAATTTTCTTTTCTACTTCATCAAACGCTGTAGAGGGTTCACCTAAATCAACATCTCGGTAGAATCCTGCAACCTGTAGTTTGCGTAGCTCATTCTCAGTCTTACGCATAACGTGAGTAACACGCTCTGCGCTTTGTAAGTCGGATGCGCCATAAGGAACAATCAAATCTTCCGCTGGAACAAATAAGGCTACTTGGCGGTTTAATGATGGATCAAAGTAGACTTTCTTAAAAGCGTTACCTGAAAGGCCCAGACCCCAGCACATACGCTCATGCTCTGGACGGTACTCAGGCATCTTCTCGGTAATCTGGTAATTCATGTCTTTTTGAACGCGATCAGCAGAAGCCATAATCTCTGGTGTTTCTTTACCAACAATGACGGTTTTTACTGGACCCGCTGGAGGCAAGGTTTCCATGACTGTCTCGGCTTGGAACTTGACTAAAGCTTCAGACAATAGGGGATGGTACACACCACAAGCGCCTTCCCACGGCTCAGATCGGATTTCAATCTTCATTCCTAATAGCTCAATGCCATCGGTATAGGTTTGCATCCATTCTTTACGGGAACTAATATCACCTTCTACATCACCTAGAAGATCGTTACATATCTGGCTTAAATACCCTTTGTCTAGGTACTCTGCAAGGTTGACATCAAAGTCATCAGCAGTTTCTTCTTCTGGCTCTAATAAGATTTCTAACCCGTCAATGCCAATCTTGACGGATTCTGGATCTTCGATCTCAATATCGATTGGTTCCATGTTGGCAGAGGCTGCCTCAAGACCTTGGGGTAATTCGTAAAGTGCTTTATCTATTGCCATAATATTTCCTTAGTAGTAACCAACTGTCCTTTTAGACTTAAAGTATTGAATTTCATCTGGTTCGTCTGACTGTAGTCGAATGAACCCACCTTTTCTAAAACGTAAAAGTGCTTGGGTTGAAGAGTCAACCAAGTCATCGTGGTCTGAATTAGGGAAAGCTGCCAATTCTTCAATTACTTCCTCTGCCCATCGTTTCCTTGGCGCCCATACTTTCCCTGATGCAAACATGTCTGCTACAGAGTTTACACGGGAGATCTTGTCATTACCACGGGTAGGCGTAAATTCCTGTACTGGTATACCCATGGATCTTAACTCAAAGATCAATGGAGCACCAGAGGCTTTTGCTTCCACAATGAACGCATCGGGTTCCCATTCTTTATACATTTCCAGGGCGCGAGACTTTAATTCTGGAAATTCAAGCCGTTCTTTAAGGGCATCTAACAGAATAATATTGGCATCGTTAGGATCTTCGTTTACATAAAATACACCCCAAGTCGTGCAAGCAGAGTAGTCTGAACGCTCATTTTTAGTAAAGGCGGTATCCCAAGATTGGATAATAAAATCACAAGCTGGGGGATTTTCTTTGTCCCAGACTTTCCACCATTCGCGTTTAATTAAAGCGCCTTCTTCTGAAGTCGGGTCTTGTTGATACTGCGCTTGCCATTTGGATAATGGCAATTCTTCCCGCAGATTTTCCAGTTCCTTTAAACTCCAGAACTCAGGCCATAAGGGTTTACCTGTAGGCAGGATTGCGGGTAGAGAAATCATATCCCAGACTTCACCGTCTCTATCTATAATGGACTGGCAGATCTTTCCTGTAAGGTCTCTTTTTGCCCAACGCGTCATCACAACGATGATTGAGCCTCCTGGTTGCAGACGCTGCCGTGGTCCAGAGGTATACCATTCAAAGACTTTATCAAAAACTCCAGGGTCTGAAGATGCTAATGCAGCCTCTTGTTCGGAGTGTGGATCGTCAATAATCAGAATATCCGCGCCCTTACCTGTTACAGTACCCCCGACCCCGATAGCAAAATAATCACCGTTGGCGTTGGTGGCCCAGCGCCCCGCAGCTTTAGAGTCTGACCGCAGCGACACATTAGGGAAAATCTTAGAATAGGGTTCAGAGCCTACTAAGTTTCTGACCTTACGACCAAAACCTACGGCTAGTTCTGCGGTGTTAGAACATTGGATAATTTTTCTGTCAGGGTATTTACCAAGATACCAGGCGGGTAGTAGGTAGCTGGCAAACTCTGACTTAGTATGACGGGGAGGCATATTAATAATAAGCCGTCTAGATTTTCCATTGGCAATGTCCTCAAATTTTTGCGCCATCAGCGCATGGTGCCGTCCATAAATAAAGCCAGGCCAGACAGACTTTACAAAAGACAAAAAGTCCTCCTGCCCAGCTTCTCGTTCCTTGGCCGAATACAAAGATTCTGAAAGCGGCAAGAAAGGTTCTTGCTCTGCTTCTGGCAATAAAGCAATTAACTCTAGAATCAGTTCATCTTGATTCATAGATTCCTTAAACTAATATACGCTGGTCTTATGGATCTGGCTTTCCCCACCACCCCTTTGCATACCCCAATTTCAATTAGGGCGCGCATTTTCCTCGAAACATTTCCGCGACCCTTCTCGCCAGTAATTCTCATAATGTCATCAATCGTTGGCCCATAGCCAAAGTTCTTCCAATATTCGTCAATAATGAGAAACGTTTCCTTTTGCGCGGGACTCATTTTTCCATCTTTTCCAAAAAGAACGGGGTATGTTCTCCCACATAAGCGCCAGCAATATTAAAGTCAAAATACTCCCAGGCCTCTTCCTCGGACATATCTTTCATTAAGATCTCTATGATTTTGTCTTGGTCATAACAAACAGCCATAGTTCCCATACTATGTACTACGCCAAGGATAGCTTCATCAAAGCCATCAGCCGTCAATAACTCTGGATATTCTTCTGAAATTTTCATATTAGTGCAACATCCCTGTTCTTTTTAAATGGTCTATATGGTCTTGCGTCTTTTGGATTTCTTCATAAAACTCATACTCTGCCAGCTCATGAGCAAACTCTAGCGCATTAAACTCCTCAAAGTTTAATTTCCCAGAATCCATCATTGACCTTAGAGTAGCCATATAACGTCTAATCACTTCGATAGTCTCCAAAATATACCCCCCTACCCTTTTTCTTTTGAATTAGTGACGGGGGGTGTTTCCTGTATATCTTCCCCGTCTGCCTGTCCTGAATTTAATACCCCCTCCCCCTCTGAATCATTATCTAAAGCTTCAGGGTTTATACCTATGGACGCGCAAGTATCTGATTCTAAAGGAGTTGTCACTATAACACCTGTTATAGTGAGATCTTGGAGTAAGTCATTGGAGTCGGATTGTTTGAGTGGAATACTATGCAAAGTTTCTGACTCGGAATTAGTCGATTTTTGGGGGTCGGGGTGTAGTGGGGTCGCGGGTTCTAGAATTTCATCATGGGTGGTGGTTTCGTCTTGCTCTATGGGCTCTGATAGCTCTATAAGCAAGCTCTCGGCCTTGCGCTTGGCTAGATCATTGATAGAGCGCGAGCTAGAAAAGGCTAGTCTTAGGCTCTCTAATAGTCGGCCCTTAATATCTTGGCTAGAATGTAAATGTAGGTGCGTCTTAGTCTCAGCGAATAGACTAACCTCTGACATCTTGCCGATTAGCTCTAAGGCCTTTAGCTTGTTACTAGTCTTTTCCCCGTCATCAATAGCTATTGTTACTAGATTTTGTATTGCCATTGTTCTTATTTGTGCGGGAATTAGATATTCCCTCGCCTCATTAGCCAGAGTGAACGCCTCGATCATTGATGCTATCTTGCCAGAGTAAAGGCCTCGATCATTGATGCTATCTTGGGATTCTTTGCTAGTCGGCTTGCTTGCTCGGCCTGACTTTGTGGTGATGCGCTTGTATTGTAGGATTCTCGGAACGCTTGCGCTTGTGGTTTACCCTCTGCGACTTTCCGCGCGAAGTCTTTTTGTTTCTTGGTTAGTCTAACTTTGTCGGCATTATGCGCGCCTACTAGAATATTCTCTATGGGCATATTTTTGAGGCCGTCGGTTATTTCTTTGCGGGTTAGTTTAATGGACTTAGTCATAGGTATTATGGACTTAGTCATAGGTATTTACTAGGTATTTGTATACCCTAAGTATAGGACAGTTTAGCAAGGTTAGCTATACAGGACAGTTTAAGAGTATTCCCTCTCTATCTATTGAGTGTTATTCCCCTTGTAGGGTTTGATTCCTTGGACTGTTTCGCTTCGCTTGTTTGCCCGCGCGTAACCCTTCCCCGCGCAATATCCCCGCGATCAATACGCGCTATTGATACCCTTAAATATACGGGTAAACCCTTAAGGGAAAGTCATTAGAAAATAATTGATAAAAACACTTGACAAGCAATTATAAAGGCCTAAAATACTAATCATATAGTAGGTGATTAGTTGATTTTATACCTACTATATATTGACCGCAAACCCTTTAGATATAAGGATTAGATCATGGAAATAATTTATTCAGTTTATGAGATGGGGACTTGGGAATTTTGGGGTACTTATTCAGAGTGTCAAGAATATATCTTGCAAAATTCGTTTAAAAACGCATTTTTTACTATTGAGGAGTGCTGATTATGACACGCAAAGAATATTTGTCAGGCCTTGCCGAGGATTACGGGATACCGCGTAGTGAGGTTTTTATGCTCGCAAGTTTACTAGGCGAGAGTGAAGACTATGACGGCCTTTTATCTATGTTGGCCGACTATTCCGATAGTTTAGATTTTGACGAGTGAAAAGGGGAGAGGCCTAGAAATAGGCCTTACTTAAAAATGAATAATACCGCCATTGTAGAAATTCGCGAAGTTTACGGGAATAGGACTATCTACCCCGTAAATGATGCCGCGCAATACCTTGCCCGTATCGCGGGGACTAAGACGCTAACCGAGCAAACAATTAAACACGCTAAGGCCTTGGGCTTTAATTTTGAAGTAAAACAAACCGCAACCATATAAAGGGGTTTTTTATGTTTCCAAAATTCGATTTTCTTTTCAATCTTGGCCTTGTGGCTTGCCTTGCTTATCTTGGCCTTGTAATCGGTAATGCTTTATTTCACTTTGCAATCATTCTATTAGGACTATAAAAATGGAAAACAACGATCTAGCTTCACTCATTAAAAAAACGGGTTTTGCGTCACTTTATGACAATAAATCTAGTTACGCAAAAAATAACGCGCAATTAAACCTAGAGGGGCGCAACCACTTCGCAACTGATGGCGCACTTCGATTTTTTGGCGCGCGTATCAATAGCGCGCATCCGATAGAAAGCGGGTTATTGTTTTACATCATAGAGTCATCATTCTTAGATTATGCAAAGACTAGGCGCGGGTTTCGGTTTCATTTATTTGATATTTTCGGGGAAGAGGTCGGAAAGCAAGAATTAAGCGAGGCCGTAAAAACAACCGATCAAGCGCGCAAGGCCATGTATAAATTCCTAAATAATTTTGACCTTCCTAAGCATTACGCGCAGAAATTGGAGAGCATAGCGCGCCAATCAGAGCGCAAAGCAAGCGAGGCGCGAGCATTACGCGCAGAGCTAACAGAAAGCGAGGCCGTAGCATGAAATTCGATTATTACCAATACGAGATAAGCGCGCATTTTGTAAGCGCAATTTTTAACGGGGACTATTCAGGCCTCATAGATAGCGATATAAAAGAACTTGATCTATTTATGGACAATTTACCCGTAGATAACGGGCATTTTGACCTAGTAGATTATGACGGGGAAACCTTTTTTTCCCGTTGTGAGATTAGCGGGTTATATAGTGAATGTTTAAAAATTAGGCTTTATTTTCCACTAAGCGAGGCCACCGCATGAAAACTAGATCAACCGAATTTTATTCAGACGCTTACGCTTATGCCGTAGGTTATCGAGATGGGCGCAATTATTCCCCTTGTGAATTTCCCGATATTTACCTATTTTCAGATCACCATCAAAAATTATATTGTGATGGAGTGCAGCAAGGACAACGGGATTATGAGCGATACGACCACCACAACGCAACACCCGCATACGCGCCAATTCAAAGTGGGGTGAGTGCATGACCTACTATCTATACCGCAACACTACCCAAAAAAGCGAGGTAATAGCGCAATTTTCAGACCATGAGAGCGCGCTCGAACTAATGGAACAACTAGCAACCCGCGAGGAAAACCCGCTTGTGACGGGTTATTCGGTGCGAGATTACGCGCTCAAAGTTTATGCAGATTTTGAAATATAACCACCAAGAACGAGGCCAAAAATGACTAATACAGAAAAATTAGAAACAATCCTACGCCATGATTTTATTGAATGGCAAACCATGAGTAAAGATCAAATCTTGGAATTATTAACCGAGAGTCATAGATTTTTTTTAGAGGCGATGCTAGGTATAGGAAACGGCCTATATCTAGACGATAGATTAGAAGAAATAAACATTCCCGAAACTTGGGAAAAAGCAATACAAGGATAACCACAAAATGACGCTAAACGAAATCAAAAGTGCAGTAGATCGAGGCCAAATTGTTAATTGGCAGAACTCGCTTTATGTAGTGATTAAGGACAATTTAGGCAAATACCTCATTAAGTGTTTACAAAATGATGACTGTATTGGCCTCACTTGGTTAGATGGCACGACCTTAAACGGCAAACCCGAACACTTTTATATCAAAGGTGAACTACTGAAAGAATTACAAAAAAACCACATAGAACGAGGCCAATTATGAAAACTAACACAATGCTAGAAATAGCAATCGAAGTCGCTTGGCAAGTTGGAGATACTTTGACCGATTTTCCAAGAGCAGAATCAAGATGGCGCATAGCTGATATTGCGCTAGATATTATCAACCGAGGCTTAATTACAGAGCATAGCGAAGATATTGATGAAATTATTGGAGCATATTTAACTGAAAGAGGAATCAAAAATGACAACATATAGAGTAGTTTTTGCTAGTTATTGCACCGAGATTGTCGAGGCCGAGAATGAACAGGATGCTATTGATTTAGCGAATGGACAGTTTAGTCCTGATTATGAATGGTGTATAGCTGATGTAAGTATTGATGATTCATTTAGCCCACTTGAATATAAGGAGAATGAAAATGCCTAAATATGCCATGTTGGATTTTGATCCAACAGATACACAAGACCAATTTGCCATTGTTTATAACAACCACGCAGACGGAAGCGGAGATTGTCACATTGAATGGTTTGATACAGAAGATCAAAGATCAATACAGGTAGAAAAGGATATTAACAAGGAAATTGTATTTTTAATTAAATGGAAGGAAAGACAATATGCTTAATTGGGAAGATCAACTAAACGCGTGGGAGGCCAAGTATCAACCTATGCAGAACCACATAGATCCGAAGGCCTATGACAAGTTTGAGACCTATGGGGAAGAGCTTGATTATGTCTTAAGCATAGCCAATACCGAACCCGCGCGCGTATGGACTCTGGTGGACGGGGATGATGGCAATTTGTATATCACAAGCGGGTATCACCTAGTAAACAGGGTTAATTACTTTATCACCAAAAACCCATGCGAATTTGAGTATGAAGAATACCCATATTTTATTTTTGAGGAGCAAGAAGATGAAACGATTTAGAGCTTATGCCACGATTAGTTATGACTTGATTTGTGATTTTGAAATAGGGGAAGATGAAATAGACGAAGACTTTACCCCATTTCAATATGCACGGGATTATTTAAATGGCGATGATTTTACAGAAATACCTGATTCAGGTGATTGGAATGTTTACGAAGTAGAAGAAATAAAGGAGCAAGAAAATGAGCTATGACACCGATTTTGAGAATGTTTACATGGTCGAATTTAAATCAGGCCGAACCATCTTTGTAGGTCAATTTACAGTTCAAGATGTTATTGAATATTGCGCTGATGAGCATGAGGATGAAGTTATCAAATCAATTTACGAAGAAGTTTATGTCGCGGGAGAAGATGATGAAGATTGAAATGACAATAGATCAATACAACAAAATACGCAGATTGTCGGATTTTGCTGATTGGTATCTTGATGACCATATACCAAGTTCAGATTTTTACGCAGAGCAATACGAGTCCGATAAAGAAGAAATATTACAGGCTCAAGAAGTATTCCAAGAAATTGATGCACGTTTACAGTTTTCTTAGGAGGAAATAATGAAAACAATGATTGAAGTAGATATTCCCGAAGGTAAAACAGTATCAGAGGCCATTGATGCAGTAGAGAAATGCTTTGATCCTGATTGGATGGCTAGTTGGTGGCATATATCAGATGTCCACAGTTGCGCTAATGGGTTTGAGGACGATGATGCTGATGATATTACCGATCAAGAGGCTCAAGAAGTTTTACGGCTAATGAAAAAGTATCACGATTCAGAGGTGGGCATTTGTTGGGATGTTATCAATACATGGATTGAGCATATTAAAAATCAACGAAAGGTGAAATTATGAAAATGAAAGGATATGCAGTAAGGCTTAACTTTTATGGCACAACGACTGTATTTGTGACCGCACCTGACTATGATGAGGCCGAAGAGGTGGCCTTAGAAAATGCTGAAAATGGTGATTACAATCTACTTGAAATAGAGTTTGAGGTAGAAGGCTCAGAGTTAGACGATGATGAATCTTAAAGAAGGGCGGGGAAAAGTCCCGATTAGAAATACCACTCAGCATGAGGCCACACCTTATCTATTAGTGGACTTTCCTACGCGAGAAGAGTTTGATGCACTCTATTCCAAGCATAAATCCCAAGAGTTAAAGGATAGATATTGGTCTATCCTTAACTTGAGGGCGCAAGGTAAAACTCTGGTGGACTCTGGTGATTCGTTTGGTCTAACGCGGGAGCGGGTTAGGCAAATTGAGGCCAGATTTCAAAGACTTATGGAAAAAAAATATACCACTCAGATCGAGGCTAATTTATCTATGTTATCCTCAAACCAGAACTTAGTAGAGCTTTTTTTAAAATCTGAGACATCTTAAATGTGCCATATAGCCTATGATCGTCATTGAAATCGTTCCCGATTGTTTCGGAGATCCAATAAGGTTTGCCTGTTTCTTTGGCAGACATCTCTCCGATACAGTTGGGGTCGTTATCGGCAATGATGAACCCATTCCCAACTGTCCTTACTATGTTCTTCATGTTACTTGCGCTAAAGCAAACATAGATCGAATAGCGGATATTGCTGGCTTTCATACACTCCCTAACAGACAAGGCAGTCGCGTAACCCTCGCAAAATATCGGGATACCTTTTGCGTTCATGCAGAAGGATGCGCCTTTAGTAGTTTGACCATGCAAGAACTTCTTCTTCCCCTCATGATCGATGAGTTGCACTCCCATCAATCTGTTATCCACCCGCATGGGTATAACTAATATCTCTTTTCTATCGGGAGTATCCCAAACATTCCCCATCTCATCTGGAAATCCTTTGGACGCTAAATAGGGATGTGTTCTCAACTCAGTTTGATGCAAGATCCAACCCGCTTTTCTTTGAGCGCGCTCAGTAAGGGCTTGGGTATTTCTCTTAGCCTCTACCATTCTTTTTTTAATGTCAGGACTATCCATGTTATAGCCTTCTGCAAACCAAGTGGCTGGCTTTTCCATAGTTGCCCAATTCTGAACCCAACCTACATTACCCAAATACTTATACCGCCCGTTACTACTGCGCGGATGATCTTCTGTCGGAGTTGGAACCCATCTGTCTAATTGGACACCACTTATTATGAGGCCATGCGACCTAGCAAAATCTTCAAATATCATTTGACCTCCAAAAAGTCGCTGGCTTTGATTCCTCGTTTTTCAAGGAATACTCTAATCTTTTCTAATGCACTTTTTTCACATTGATTCACTCTAGAACGGCTTATCCCTAACTGATCTGCTATTTCTTGTTGTGTCATTACGCGCTGATCTCTTGTTTGATTTGTCATGCTGCCTTCCTTGCCTTTTGTTTGCCTTTTACCCATGCAATATTTTTATGCTTAACCCAATTGATTGTTGTCAAAGATGGAATACGCGGTACATGATCTAAACCTTTAGGCCAGACACCAAACTTCTCACGATACTTATGGCTTGCCCAATTGGAGTTGTAACTTTTTTGCTCTGCCATGTGCAGTAACTCTGAATAGAATACTTGCTTCTCATTAGTATTAGACTTGCCCATCTCACCAAGCGCGATCAACTCACCAGCTACGGCTTCAATCTGCTTCTTAGGTTTAATGTAACCACAAGCATGGCATGTATCACTTCCCTTATGCCAGAGCGCGGTGCATACAGGACACTTCTGCTCTTTCTTTTCTTTTTCAGTAGGCTCTTTTTTAGTCTTTTCTTCTTTGTTGTGAAGATCTTGGACACCATCCGCATAGATCCGATCCCATTCATTTCTGAAACGAAGGTAATTACCTGAGTGATCTAGCCATAAAGCAAACTCTTTGCCCTCGCAAGGACGCATGACGCGCCCTAACTGCTGAATATGGGAAGATAAAGACTTACTAAATGGCCTAGCTGATACCCCAACCATAACATCAGGAACATCAAACCCACGAGTGAGAATATCAGTAGCGATAAGACCATGTATATCTGTGTCAGGCTTGGAGAAGTCCTCGATGGCAGCTTTCTTAAATTCATCATTGTCCTTATATGAAATAGATACAAAGTTATAACCTTTTTGAGCAAACTGATTTACTAAGTCTTGACCATGAGCTACTCCAGCACAAAACACAATCGTCTTACGTGGACCACCAAACACTTGGTTAGTTTTAAGTATCCATTCTTGGACAATATCCCCAGTGATCTGCATACCACGCTCTGTCACCTGGTCAGGACTCCACTCACCAGCAACCTTCTTTACCCCAGTCATGTCAATCTCTTTAGAGATAAAAACTTTAAGAGGTGTAAGCCATCTCTTGTCAACCAAAGCGCCCGTTGTAGAGGCGCAGATAACATTACTGTATATCTTGCCAAGACCTTTAGTAAAAGGGGTGGCAGTCAATCCAATGACTTTTAACTTGGGGTTTTCTAGAATGATGTCAGTGATCTTTTTGCGGGTGATGTGACACTCATCCACAATTAACAGATCAATATCAGGAAACTTATTCCTACGCTCTAAGGTCTGCGCGGAGCATACCTGAATGCGCTCGGTGGTATCGTACTTCCAGTGATTGGCCTGATAAACCCCGTGCCTAATTTTATATTTGGATAGTCGCATACTGGTCTGATCTACCAACACAATGCGATCTAAAATCATAGATGATTTCTTGTAGTTATCTGAGGTAGCCTTCATCAATGAGATAGCTATTTCAGTCTTTCCAAATCCTGTTGGGGCATATAACAACTGCGCCCTATGTCCCGCTTTAAACCCATCCCTTAACGCATCAATGACCCATGATTGATGCTCGCGCAACTGTAATTCCATATTCTTCCTTAACTTCCGCAAACCCTGCGGTGTGGGTTACTTTTTAACTAATGACTCTTTCAACATATCAACCAACACTCCGAGATGATACGCATACTCAAATGTTTTTTTGTACTGACGATTGTTAGCACTTTCCTCTATGCCCCTCAATAACTTCTGAGCATAGATTACATATTCAGAATAATCCATCTCCATTATTCACCTTTGTTTAATTTTTTCTTTAATGAATTTACTGATTTTATAAGCTCCGCATTTCGATTCTGAAACATGTCGCGGCTTTCTCGTAATGCTTGATTGTCAATTTCCAAAATACGGATTTGTTCTCTAAGATTCTTAATAGTCTCTTCCGCGTCAATCTTCTCGATCTCGGAGGCATCCCATTGACCAATCGCGATCTTATCTCTGAGAACCGTGTTTTCATCTGCCAAATTGGTGATGGTATCCATGAGTTCTTGGAGCTTCTCTTCCTCTGGATTGTAAGTATTTGCTGACGCATTTTGTGTCTCATTTGTTGGATCCTTCTTAGGCTTATCCTTTGGCTTCTTTTTGCCAATCTTGGATGTATCCATAGTAGATTGATTGCCGTGCTTATCTAAATAAGTTTTCTTAGCTTGTTGTGGCTCTGTTTTTTCTTTTTTTACGCGCCCAACTGTCATGGCTGATACGCCAATGTGCTTGGCTATCTGTGCGTTAGACCACTTACTCCATGTAGGATGCTCAAGCATAATGTTGATCGATCTACGGTAGTCTTCCGCAGTCATATTCAGGCCGTGCTTGTTGCTTCCCAAAGAAAACAAGATGGCATCTTCAACTGTGCCGTTAATAACATTAGCTTTGATGGTGGTTGATCCGCGCTTTCTTTCACCAGATAAGCGGTGGAAACCTTCACCTAGCCATGTGCTAGATCCATCATAGAAAACCGTAATGGGTGGAAACTCAATTCCATCATCCATCAGTTGCGCGTATTCAGATACTTTGTCTAAATTTAATTCTTTTCGTATCTGTGTGCCACCATCAATACGAATGTCTGATATGTTTAATTCTTTCACTTTTTCTCCTAGCAGTTTGGTCTTACAGTATATCAATTTTTATTACGCGTTTCAAATTTTATCCAGTTAGTTATATATGTAACATCAACGCGGTTAAGTAACAGGTTGCTAATTGGTGGACGCACTCCGCCCTAGCAGTGCGCCTTTAACTGTTGCTTATTGGAGCCACAGCACTCGCCAGTCGTTTGTAGAATCGGCACTAGCTTCGCCACCGACATTGCGTTGTTACATCTACTTCCCCAGTAACGCTTGTATTTATATCGCTGGTGTTTCTCTGCCGTCCAATATAAACCGCGAAGAAAATAAAACAAAATTAATTGTCAGTTTATTTTTCCTAGCTCATGTAGGTTAAACGAAATGAAAAAGTTTTGCAACAGAAAGTTACATAAGGAAAACCCCTAGAGGATTAGTCTAGGGGTTTTGAGGATCGTGGATCCGTGGGCTTGCATTGCACAAGTTCTCTGCTAGGAAAAATAAGTGCGTGTCAGAATGTGGGCTGACATACTAAATGTACCATAAAATTTAAAAAAATGTCAATATATAGTGTTTTTTTGATACGCTATGACACTCTATGGGTGGCTATGGAAGTCTAAATGCCCTGTTTCAAAAAGCCAGCCAATAGTTTTGCGGTGTGCCTCTTCCCACGCCTCAACACGTTCAGCCTTGGAGAGCGATTTTCCTTGGTCAAGCTCCATGTGGCACGAATAGCACAATGCCGCGATGCGGTAATCATGTGCCTTAATTCCTCGGCCTTTACCGTCTCGAAGCTGATTGGAATGTGCAGCCACAACTGTGCCGTCTTCTCGACCACACGTCTGGCATGGGGATTGTCTAAGTATTTCAAGTAATTTCCTATTTCTATACATTATTTGTTATTATTCAATGGTTTACACAAAAGTGAAACATCACTAACCTACTATCGACTTTACAGTATAACTTTGCTAGGAAGTTTTATGCCAAAAACTGCAATAAAAGACAAAGAATTTATAGCTTTGTGGGAAAAATTAGGATCACCTACATTGGTGGGTAAAGAGCTTGGTATGCCGCCTAGAAGTGTTATGAATAAAAGAAACGCTATGGAGTGCAAGTACAACATAGAATTGCCTACGCATAACTCCCAGCGTGATCCAAAAAAAGAAAAACCCAGAAAGATAGATTTAGCAGCTCATAACGTGCGTAGGGGCATAGAAGTTGACAAGGTTAAGCGCGTTATTGTTTTCTCAGACGCCCATTTCACCGATACCACCACCACAGCATTTAAAGCCCTACTGGTAATGATTAAAGAGTTTTCCCCACAGGTCATCATCTGCAACGGGGACGCCTTCGATGGGCAGGTTTTAAGCCGTTTTCCAAGCATTAATTACGATCAAAAGCCAACAGTCTTAGAAGAGCTAAACGCCTGTCGTTATCACCTAGACGAAATAGAAAAAGTGCGCCCTGCTGGATGTCGTTTAATCTGGTGTCTTGGCAATCACGATATGCGCTACGAGGCTTGGCTAGTTAATAAAGTGCCTGAGTATTCTGGTGTAGATGGCTTTAGCCTTAAGTATCATTTTCCAAATTGGGAGACTTGCTGGAGCTTTTGGATAGGTGAAGATACCGTTGTAAAGCACCGCCATCGCGGAGGCCGAAATGCGGGTTATGCCAATTTGCAAGCGGCTGGGAATACGAACATCATTACGGGGCATACGCACGTATTAGCCACCCAGCCGATTAGTAATTACCAAGGAACCTATTGGGGTATTCAGACTGGCTGCCTAGCTGACCCTATGTCTCC